AGCAAGTTTTATTGAATTAATAAGAGTTTCATCGAATACCAAAAATTCGCATCCGTATTCGCGTCTAAATTTTTCTTCACCAATTCTTCCTAGTTCTGCATCTCTCCATGCTTCGTCTCTATCAGGATGTTCTTCCCAACTTGCACGGAAACTGTGAAATCCGTTTATGCCAACATCTTGTTCATTTCCGTGTTCGTCAAACTTTTGTTCAGCTTGTTTCCAAATCGTTGCAAATGTATCTTCGTCAGAGTTAGGTGTTGAAGTAATAATAGCACGACCACCTGTTGCTAGTGTAGGAGAAATTGAAGTCCAAAACTCTTCGGCAATGTTGGGTTGAACAAATGCAAACTCGTCGCAGTATAATAATGAAATACTCATACCACGTCCTGTGTTGCCTGTTGTTGTTTGTGAAACAATCCTTGAACCATTTTCAAACTCTATGCTACCTTTGTTATAACTAGTAACACCTGCTCTAATATGATCTGGACAAGTTTCATATACATAGCGTATACGTGCCATAATCTCTTGAGCACCTGTGTATTTGTGTGCCGCAATAAGAATAGTTTGGTCTGGATTAAACATAGCATACCAAGCTAGATAGATAGCCGCACATGTAGTTTTACCTGTCTGTCTAGGCATCATATTAATATTAAATCTATGAGTGTGGTAACTATCCATTAACCGTAATTGGTACTCGTAAGGTTCAAAAAGAAGTTTACCCTTAACCGGGTGTTGAATATATGCGAACTTACGTGCAAAGTATAGATAGCCCTCATCAGGATCCATACATTGCATCAAGTCTTGCACCTGTTCTTCTGTAAATGTTTCTTGTGTATTGGCTTTTTTGGTTAATACACCATCTAAACTTTTGCTCATACTATATTTAACCTATAAGTTCGTCATAATATCCTGTATCGAATCTTAAGTCAAACAGCTTTCTTTTGTCTTGTTGTATTATTACAGGTATTGGAGATGCATTGGGGCCATTAGTAGGTTCACTCCATAGCATTTCATATTCGCCGGTATCTAATTTTTTGTGAAGTTTTTTTAGACGTCTACGATTGTAATTCTCGCATATGTAAACAATGGCTTGGTTATTGCCTAGTGGCTCTATTACTCCAGACCATTTTACAAATTTTATTTCGCCTTTTTTATGTGCGGCACCACTCCAAGGACATACAGGTTTAATGTGTTGGAAATATTTTTCCCAATCAACCTCTTGACTTTTTACCACGGCTCACTTTTCCTCTTGAGCCCTCCATTGTACCACGTGACTTTTTACCACGGCTCACTTTTCCTCTTGAGCCCTCCATTGTACCACGTGACTTTTTCTTTTTACCACGTGAACCTTCGGTCATTTTTTCATTTAAAGCCGCCCAAAGTTGTTCTTTAATTGATGATTCAACTGCTGGATCTTTTACTCTGATAGCTTTTCTATCTTTTTGTCTGTTTAAACCACCTGATAAATCATTAATCATAGTATTATGATCTGCATAAGTTTCTTCTGGTGAATTATCCCAGTCTTCGTCTACTGCTTCTTCGCCCATTCCACATGGTGAATCACCTGGCATAGGACCTTCTGGTTCTGGTGTATGCATGTGTGCCATTGGGGCCGCATCAGGCATACCTGCATTTTTCAATATTGCTACAAGTTCTGCTACTTCTGCTGAACTTGCACCATTCATTGAAATGTTCATTGATGCTTCGTCTAATTTTTTAGTCATATCATATTCCTTGCTAGCCATTTGTACATTACTTGCTTGGGCTGTTGGTTGCGCTTTTGGTTGCGCTTTTGGTTGCGCTGTTGGCGTAATGCCGCCTATTTTTTTGCCTGGAAATTTTTTCTCAAGTGCGGCCTTGTCACCGTATGTTCTTGTGCGTTTTCCATCTTCAATTGTGTCAACGTATGGCATACTTCTTGCACTCGCTACGTTCATATTTGTTCTGCTACCATTTGATTGAATTCTATATTCTACACTTGGTGTAACATCTTGCGCCATAACTTTTTCTTCTGCATCATTACCTACAGTGCCTGTTGCTTTTTCATGTGCGGCAATCAACGGTTGGAATTTAGGATTTTTTTGTGCTAATTTTTTAAAGTCTGCTAACTTTTTAGGAGGTAACAGTCCTACTTGTGCAACTTGCATTGCGCCATTAAGACTTGCACCCCTTGCACCGCTTGGCTCTCCATTTTGCATGAAAACAAATGATTTACCATCTGGTCTATACAAACCGTCAATTTGTAAATTTTCTGCACCTTTTGCAATCACATATCTGGTTCTATAGTCTGCTGTGCTTAGTAGTTGCTTTGCTTTTGTACCTAATTTTTTTAATAAGTTTGCATCTTTTTCAGCATCTTCGGGTTCTAAACCTTCTGCATCTTTTACAATTTTTTCAAACTGTGTAAATGTAATACCTTGTTTGATTTGTCCTGCAAGGCTATCTAATGTTGGTCCTTCTTTTTTGTTAGGATCAAATCCTCTCTTATTTTGTAACTTTGGATCTGTTGCTTGTGCATCGTTTGCATATGCATCGTCGGTATTACTTGCATTTGGATCAAAACCTCTCTGATTTTGTAATTTTGGATCACCTTTTACTTTTATATAATTGTTAAGTGCATCTTCTATTGATTGATCTAAATCTGGTTCAACACCTACTTGTCCTTGTAGTTCTCTAAATAGTGCTTGTAATTCTTTTTCTTCTTCAGGAGTTAATGCTTCATTTATAACATTTTCAACTAAACTAATTAAATGCCTAAAATCTACACTAGCTACTTGTACACCGCGTTCTTGAGAATCTCTTTCTGCGTTAGGAACACCAGCTTCGTCTGATTCTTGTGCTTTTCTAAGTAATTCGTTAAATCTATCTATTTTTTGTTTTAATGTTGGTGCTTGACTTGCACCAGATTTTGTAGCTGTTGCTTGTGCATCATCTTGGTAACTAGCATTACCTTGATCTTGTGCATCGTCAGCTGCCGCTTGATTATCAGCGGCTGATGTGTCTCCTTGAGCTTGTGCATCGGCTTGTTGATCTGCCTCTGCATCGTCGGCTCCCGCATCACCTGGCTTAACTGCGTTCTTTTCAAACTTATCGTCAAGTGCTTTCTTTAGTGCCGCCATAGTGTTAGGACCTGCTTGTCCATCGACACTCAATCCGTTTGCTTTTTGAAATGCTTGTACTGCGGCAAATGTTCCTTGACCATACTTTCCGTCAAGTCCATTTGGATCAAATCCTAGACGTGTAAGAGCAGTTTGTAGATTACGTATTGCAGGCATCGCTTTCTTGCCACCATCGTTATACGCTTGCATTAAGTTTGGAGTTGTAGTATCTAATTTTCTACCTAGCAAAGATCCGCCTTTTGAAGGTGTACTGCTATCTGTTGCTTGTGCATCATCTTGGTAACTAGCATTACCTTGATCTTGTGCATCATCTGATTGTGCTTGGTTATCAGCGGCTGATGTGTCTGTTGCTTGTGCATCATCTTGGTAACTAGCATTACCTTGATCTTGTGCATCATCTGATTGTGCTTGATTATCATTAGACGAAGTATCTGTTGCTTGTGCATCATCTTGGTAACTAGCATTACCTTGATCTTGTGCATCATCTGATTGTGCTTGATTATCATTAGACGAAGTATCTGTTGGTGGTGTATCTAGTTTTCCTGCAAGAGCATCTTTTTGTTTCTGTGTTAATTTTTTGCTTAAATCTGTAACTATTTCTGTAGTTTCTTCATCATCCCTAAGCCCGAGGAAATTTAAAAAATTATCTACAAAATTTTCATTGACTTGATCAGTTGTTTTAGCGTGTTCTTTACCAAAAACATCTGCAATTTTAATGAAGTCTTTTATATCTTTCATTTTATCCTCCTACCACAGCTTTTGTATTAGTGTCGTCTTTAATATCTGCACTTTCTCCCTTAGGTGCGCCTTCCATTGGATCAATTTCTCTTTTATCACGTGCAGTTTCTAATTCTTTTAACAGGTCCATTACTCTATTGCCGCCAACATCTTTTTGAGCTGATTCGCCACCCATATCTTCTGTATTCAATAATGATTCATATGGTCCATCAGTTTTTTCAGATTGTTGTCTTTCTACAGGGTCATGTTCGCCTCGCACTACCATGTGCGTATGTGATACATCGCAACAGTCTACCAAATATTTTTCTAATATATGTGAAGTTGTTGGATATTTTAATTCAGCTTCATAATGGGTTACTTCACAGTTTTGTAACTGTGGGAAATCCATTGGCTTTTCTGAAATTGGTGTTCTTTTACCTGGACTTAATTTTATAAGTTCATATTTGTTTAGGTTCCTTTCCATTTTATCAACGAAACCTTCTGGTAGCTCTCCGGCTACTCTAATAAAAAATTTGTAGGTCTTTTCAGACTCTGTGAGAAATTGTTTAAATGTTTTCATGGCGTTTTCCTGTTATAAACTATTTATCCATACTTTTTAATTTTTCTAACAAACTATTGCGGTCTGTAACCACATAACCGTCACCATTAACAATATCACCATTCATAGGAGTATCTTGATCTAACTTTTCTTTCTTAAGTTGTAGTTCTATCATTTTTAGTTTTTTGTCTAATTTTGCTGTTTTAGCATCAAGACTTGTTTTAAGCATACTTCCTGCTACTTCAAATACTCTACCGCTGTATCTGCTTTCTACATTCATTCCTAGATCCATTAGATCTTCGTAACTTTGTAATGCACGTTGAGCAATATCGTTTAATTCCGCATCGGCTTTTTCACCTAATCCCTTTACACTAGGTAGAGCGGCAGAGATTTTATCAAATTCTGCGATGTCTCTAAATGTGTCCTTTTGATCAACAACTGCGGCCTTGGCTTTGTCGTTGTTCTTTGCTTCTTGTATCATTTCCTTGCTATCAGGAAGGTTTAAAAGTTCTTCTAGTTTTTTCGTCATGGAATGTAACCTTTATTTACATACACTTATTTATCGCTATCGACGGCCGTTGTGAAAAATATCGTCTTCGGTTACTATACGGAATTGTATGCCATTTTGTTTGCAATAAGCATATGCGGCTTCCCATTTTGCTTGATTTACTATCCAAGCCGCTTGATTGTGTCTACTTCTACCAAGTTTTTCTTTTCTGCTTTGATTAGCAGGTTTGACTTCTATAAGTTCTACCTTTTGTTTGCCTCCTCTATCAGCATAGGCAATAAAAAAGTCTGGTACATATATAGTGTGCTTGCCCGTAAGTGGATTTCTATAAGGAATTTTAATTGCTTCACTAGCCCATTTTTCAACAGCAGGATGATTATCGCAAAAATTCATAAATGCGAATTCCCAACTACTACGGTATGTTGGTACTTTAGTACCTATGTATTTTTCAGGAAATTTACAGTTGAATTTTCCTTGTGCAAATCTAGCCATATCATACCACTACATTGCGCTTTTCAACTGTGTCAACAGATCCAGTTAATCTAAATCCTAATGTGCTTGTTCTTAATCTATTGTAGTTTAGTACTTCTGTTACAACTGTGCTTAATTGTATATCATCTAAACCTTTTAATGTATCTAATAATTCAAATATTTTTACGTTATCTATTTTTGCTTGATTAAGTAATGTTGTTGCAGTGCTTATTGCCGCTGATTTATCAAATCCGCGTTTTTCAAAAAAACCAATTACAGCATCAACTTCGTTAGAGGGAAATGCTAGTGTTTCGTTAAAATAATTATCAAAAAATTTTGTTACACGTTTATCATTTGTTTTGGTTTGTGGAGGTAAATTACTCATTCTAAGTTCCTAGTACTTGCCTTTCTAGTGCGGCCATTGCGTTTGGATTACTTCTAGTTGCTTCGTAATTAGCTTTTCCTTGTGCAACACTTCCGCCTGTTTGGGCTTGAAAATTCTTTATAGACTGTTTTTGCATTGCGCTATCCAATGCCGCTGGATTATTTTGTAAAGCACGTTTGCCTGCTGTAACAGCACCTATGGCCGCTACTCCTGCCGCCGCTATAAGTAGATCTTTACTGCCCCCTTTGCCTCCGTTCTTAGGAAATAGAGTTTGCGATACACCATTGACGTTAATACCGGTCGCGGCTCCTACTGCTGTTGTAAGTAATCCAAATCCTTCTTGTCTAAGACCATCTTTGCTTAATCCTCTTATGTTTCCTATCAAATTTGCACCCATAAGAACTGCTAACAAAGGATTTTCATAAGCTTCTCCGCTTGCAATAAAATCATATAAACTAAATGCACCTTCAATTACACTACCAAGAGTGCCTCCACCTCCGCCAGCAAGTGATATTGGACTAGGTGTTGTATCATAATGATCTTGTCCAAATCCAGCCGGTGATCCATTTGCACCTGCTCTCACTGCGCCGCTTTCGTAGAATACTGCTTCGTAAGCAACAGTTATTCTATTTTCTAAAGTCCCTGCACCATCGCTATTATTAACATCGTCATGGCTCCAGTCAGTAAGTATAGGATTCACCAATGTATATGTGATATACTCCCCTCTTGCCATTGTGCTTATTTTTATTTCTTTAAAAAACGGAACACCAGGATTGTTTACATCCATACCATATTTGTATTTGTTCATTTGTGTTCCGAGGTATGTATTATGAGGTTTTACAGAATAAGCTCTACCTGCGTTAATTCTTTGGTTACCGTCTGCAAAATAATATCTGTAATATGCTTGCAATAACGCTGTTGTTAACCCTTGATTATCATCATGAAATGTTATATTGATAGGTTGATACGTCAGTCCTGTCTGAACATTTTTTATTCTGTTGTATTTTCTTTTTTGTTCTACATTTGCTGAATATTTAGGTAAGTCAGCTTGTTTTACAAGCATACCTATTTCATTCATAGGTAAACCTTCGAATAATTTTGGAATTATTCCTGCACCTTCTGGGGTCACTACAAATTGAACATGATAATTAAACTTTGAACGGGGAGCAAGCCGCATGTTACTATCAACATACAGTCTTGATGCGTGTTGCCAATCCCCTAAGTTTCCTTTTGGACTTAGTGCTCCTGCGGCTATTGAATCTAGTAATGCATTAAATTTATTTGCCATACTAATATTTATCCTGTAGAATTAAGTATGTATTTAAAGTAAAAAGGGAGCGCAATGGCTCCCTTTAATTTAGACTAAATGAATTTTTTGGCGTATTATGCGCCACCGCCTGTTACGGCTGTGTTAACTGTACGTCCAATTGCTGTACCAATACCAGTACCTTGTGGTGATTGTATAGCATTGTCATAACGTATAGAAAGTGTAACACTTACTGGATCTGTTGAATTTGAATATGCTAATGAATTGTAGTTTGCACTTTCACAGTAACAACCATACAATTCAAATGTTTCAAGTACAGTCGGTGTGTTTGCACCATTGCCGCCGTCTAAGATTTCAATGCGTGTAGTAAATTTGTAATCTTGTCCTGACGCCGCACTTGACTGCTCGTAAAAATCAAATTGTTTCTGTAGCTGTTCACCTACTAGCTTCTGTACATTATTGTTTACATCTTCACGTAAGTTAAGCTGAATTGGTTCCCAAGTGTGTTTACCTGCTAGGTATACTCTTGAGTTATACACATCTAGTGTCATTTGTTCAAAACTTACGTTTGGACGAGTTACGTCTATAACTTGTTTTGTTAATTCGGTAGTTGGTGTACTAATTCCAAAATTTTCCAAACTCACCCTAAAGCGATATTGGAGTTTTGGCATTAATAGTCCCTGGTTACTAGCGGAATCGCCACTAGCTAATGGAACTGTAATTTTTGATAGTGTTGAAATTGCCATTTAGTCTGCTCCTGTTAATAGTATTTATCAGTTTATAGTCCTGATATTTCTCCAGTATTTTTTAATCTTAATGGTATGTAGATAAACTCTACAGCCTTCACAGGTTCAATAGCAATGTCTAAGTATAGTTCATTCTTATCAATTCTGCTAGGTGTGTTGTTTGACTCATCACAAACTACCAAGTAATCATACAATCCACGCTGTCCTACAAGCTCTAGTAGTAAACTTTCTGCCGCTTGCTTAATTTCATCTCTTGTTATCTTATCATTCGGTTCAAAGATATATGGTTTAGCAAGTGTGTTAAGCTGACTACGTAGATAAATTACAAGTCTTGCAACATTGATTCTATCTAATGCACTTGTGCCTCTTGCACGAGTTTTCTGTCCAAAGTTTACAAGTCCTGCACCTGTAATAAATGTAATTGGGTTAACATTATTTGCATATAATGTATCTCTTTGACCTTCATTTAGTGCAACACTTACAAATTCACCTTCGTTATTTACATAACCTGTTGAACTTGCATTTGTAACTCCGCCACGTCTTGTACCTGCTGGTGCAAACCATGGATAAGAAACTTGGTCACTTAACGCAATAGTTCTTAGCATCATATGCGATGCTGGAACAACTACATTGTTACCAAAGTTGTCGCTTGTAAATCCTGCTGGATAAAATATACCTAAGTATTCGTCTCTGCTTACAAGACCTTGATCATTATCTTCAACTGCTGTATTAACGTTTGTTGCCCAGTCATTTAAAGATGTTGCATCAGGTGTTAGTCTGAATGGCGAATCACCTACGATAAACGCTGTTAAACCTCTAT